TATCTCCATGAGCTGATAAATCTGTATGTGTAGTATAATAATTATAACTTACAGTATACTCACTTAAATTTGGTCTTGGACTTACACCAAAAGCTGTATAATTTGGTAATATATAAACTCTTAATGGTGCAGCATAATTACCACTATTATTAGTATCATCAGTTGGTTTATATGCTTGTAAATAATTATCGTATGATATAAAACTTAATTTTCTAGTTGCTATATCACTTCTTGATATTCTTATATAATCAACATCTAATTGCACACCATCTGATTCTACATAAATAAATGATGTTTGTGCTGTAGCTGTAAATGTTTTATTTATTATTTTACCAGCTCTAAAATCTGTAACTGCTGCAGTTGTATCTAAATTTTGTGTTCCACCTGCAGATGTTCCTACTCTAACAATTAATGCACTTGATGAACTATTTGGACTTAAAACTCTTAATTGTAATCTATATTGTTTATTTACTGTAGTACTAATAGCTTGATATGCAGCTGCATCATTTAAATTTAATCTACCATTACCACTTGTTGTATGTGATGGTGAACCATCTCCTGTTGTCCAATTACTTATATCAGAAGTAAACTCTCCATTAGTTACTAATTCTTTTGGTCCCATTGAAAATGAATCCATATCTGCTTTTCTAAAGTCAGCAGGAAAATCATATTCATTATCACCTACAAATAAATCTTGTGTTGTTCTTGCATACAATAAAGGTATCTCACCTGTTTCATTATAAATATCATGTATGCCTTTATTTATAAAATCTTTTACAGCAGTTTGTATTCCACGACTAGAACTAAATGTACCAGAGGTTAGCTCTGTTTCATTTAATTCTCTTAGTACGCTGTTTGTTAATGTAAGATAAGTAGTAGCCATGGTTCTCCTAAAAGATCAAGGGGGGATTGCTCCCCCCAAGATATATATTAATTATGCAAATGTTGCAGTCATTGAGTCTCCGTCAACGTCTGTGCCATCTTTATCTAATGACATCATAGTTGCCCAAACTCTAACTTTACCATTTATTGCTCCAGTTGCGATAGTCAATCTGATGTCATCACCAGATGAATATGCTTCAGGTGCAACTAACAACGCTTGTTGACCAGTACTAGTTGGTGCTACTTCGTTAACGTATTGATCTGGATCTCCAGAATCTCCGATAGCGATTGTACCACTGTTTCCAGCAGTATCAGCAACCAACACATCAACACCCGCTGATAATACTAAAGTATTAGCTGGGATGCCGATAACGTCAAAAGTGTCTCCACTTGCCGCTGTTGTTGTAGCAGTAAAGTCTATAATTTCTGACATAACTCTTAGCTTGTCAGAAGACGCTTTTAATATTCTATTTGAATTAGAATTATTATAATTAGCCATTGTCTATATCCTCCCTACTATTATGATAATGTTACAACGCCAGATCTTACACCTTCGTCTCTAAGGATTTTTCTTCCGTAGACGTGTAAGCCTCTAACGATGTCTGCGAATGAATCAGGGTCTCTGATTAATTCAGTTTTTGCTATATGGTTAGCAGTTGCTACAGCTGACATATGTCCGTATAAGAAAATATGTTCTGTTGAACCAGATGCAGTTCCGAATACATGGTTTGTAGCATCACTAGCACCACCATTTACGATAGCGTTAGTTGTGTACATATTAAAACCAAATAACGGTCTGTCAGTCACTAAACCATTTCTGATTTGTGATGCAGCACCATCATTCATTACTGATTGGTCCATTAGCTTACCACTTGCAATTCTAAGATTTTCATAGAATTTTGGTGGAGCAACTAACCATCTGTTTTCTTCTGGTACGTCATTCTTATCAAGAACAGTCTTAGCTTGTGATACAATTTTAGCTAAAGTGTCACCATCTGTTCCACCAGTTGCTGGTGAACCATCAGTTCCTGTGTTAGAATCTGTTGACGCATTGTCATAGATGAACTTAAGCACGTTGTAGTCGTAAGACTTCTTAAGTGAATATGCACCTGAAGAGGTTGCAAGAGCTTCAAAGTTTACATGAGATTGTCTTTCTTCAATATCATCTACTTTAAAAGCAAAGTATGAACCTTGATCTACTACCAAAGTTAATTGATCGTCAGCTAGATCTTGTGTAGATACAGCTGTTCCTCTCGCATAATCTTGAACGGTAATAGTAGGTTCTTTTATTATTTTAACTGTGTCGCCAAAATTTTCAATTTCTCCAGCGTAATCAGTGTTAGTTATATCTTCTACCACTGATGCTCTTCTGAAGAATTTTTGAACCTTCTGACTAAAGATTTGTGGAGTAAAATTACCTGAAGGTAAATTTGTATATCCACCAGCACTTCCAAAAGCCATGGTTGTACCCTCCTATTATTGTTTAGTTAGATTGTTAACGTTGTTCAATCCTACCTTCTAAACGAGCAAGGTCAATCTCCTTTTCAAATTTTTCAAACTCATGAGATTTTAATTTAGAAATTTCACTTGTTGTCCAAACTTTTTTCTTTGGTATATCAGACTCAGTACTTTTCTTAGTTTTAGAAATTGCTTTAGCAGCTTCTTTCTTAACATCCTTTTCTTCTTTTTTAGTTAGTTTACTTTGACCAGTATCCATTTTATATAGATCAATAGCCCTAGCAGCTAACTGTGCATTAGATGTATTTTCATACAACCAACCTTGAATAGTAGGATCTTGATTTGCAGCCCATTCATGAAAATCATCTTTTTGACGAAGATCATTAAAATCAGGATGCAATTTTAAAAGTTCTACTTCCGCTTTTTCTTTTGCAATTTGTTCTTGTTGGATTTGTAAATTTTTATATTTACTTTCAAGATCTGCAGTTTGAGTAGTTGCTTTGTTCATTGCAATGGTTTCAACCATTTCATAAACATCAGGGTACTCTTTTCTCCATGCCTCTAATTCTTCTTTAGACTTAGGTGGCACAAATTGTTTAGTACTTGATTCTAATTGTGCACGCAAAGAATGAAGTTCATCCTTGTGTTTATTAATTGTAGAATCATAGTGTTTTTTCAAATCGTCATAACGTTTCTTAAAAACACGATCTTCAGCTTTAGCAGGGCGTTCAGCGATAGGAGTAGCCTTTTTATCTGATTCTTCTGCAGTCTCTTCAGATGCATCGGTGTCCTTCTGTTCGGTTGCTGCGGTTGCCTCTTTCTCTTTTTGTTCCCTTTGATACTTAGCTAATTCACCTTTAGCAAATGCTTCTACTTCAGGATCGTCTTCACGATTCTTTTGGTATGGATTTGCCGCTGGCATTTTAACTTTAGTTTCTTCAGAAACTTCAAGAGTTTCTTTTTCTTTTTCCATTATTTTTACCTCTTAGGTTGAGTGCCTTATGGATAAGGGTAGCTCTAAACTGTTTCCATATTTTGTGGGCTGGTCATTAAACCTTGTGGTTCATTTCCAGGTGGCACATTTGTTTGTTGTGTTTCCATCATTGGTTGCATTCCACCAAATATATCTTCGGTTAAAACTGCAACAGCTTGTTTTGGATCTTGAACACCATATTGTTTCATTGCATAATTTGCTGCAACTGACATAGGCATTACAAGATTTGGTTCTTCTGTTCTGTATTGCTCAAATACAGGAGCAAGTTCAGGAACAATTTTACCAAATGCTCCAGCAACAGATGGTGATAAAACATTTTGAATAGCTGCTATATCATCATCTGTTAAAGTTTTTAATCTTTCTGCAATAGTAAGTTCAGTTTCTGATGCATTAGGAAACTGATCTTTTAATGTCATAGGTTTATTTTGAACAACTTGTTTTGTTACAGGTTGTTCTTTTTTTTGTACAGGTAATTTAGGATCAACTTTTCCTTTAGGCATTGCAGGACCTTTATCCATCATACCTGTTGTAGTTACTTTTCCTTGCATATTATCTATTGCCATTTAATATTTCCTCACTTGTAATCCATTCTAAATTATCATATTTACCACTTAAATCACTTAAAAAAGTTTTAACATGTTCTTCAACTAATTTCATTTTGTGGTATTTTGTATATCTTTTATGTAATGATTTATTAGCAGTCATTGAATATACTAATTCTATTTTATATTTTTTAGCTAATAATAAAAGCTCTTGTATACATAAATTTAGTGCTTTATGTGTTATTTTTAATGGTGCAAATTTATCAGCAACAATCCATTCCATTACACCAAAATTTGAATTTACACATCTATATAAACCTCCAGCACATATAGGTGTGTTATCATTTTCTACTATAATACCTTCAGGAGGTAAACATTGTTTAGGAACAGTACCAAAATCATATTGTGCCCACCATTTAACTAAATGATTATAATCTTTATCTAAGTTCCAAAGTCTGCTTTTCATTTATTTTATATACATTTTGCTGAGATAAATAATCTGAATGTAACTTCCATGTATCAAAGTAACTATCACCTTGTTTTACTAATTCTTCTTTTTCATCTATTTCAAAATAGTCAGTAAATAATATATCATTTATAACTATTCTTCTGTTTTGTGTGCCTAACGTATATACAACATGCTCATCATTACCTAATGATTTTGCAATGTCACTATCTTCTACTCTAATCCATTTATTATTTTCATTAACCATATGACTACCTGAAACTTTAACTCCTTTATAATCATATAAATTAGTTATTAAAAATTTTGCTGTGGCAAAAACATTTCCACCAACTTTAATATTATCTTTTAATTCTATATCTATAATTTTTTTCTTAGATCCATCAGCCATTGTAATTTCTGTATCAGGTAAAAAACATCCTACTATACCACCAATTACTCCACCAATTACTCCACCCACTGGTCCACCAACTGCTGTTCCTATTGCAGCTCCTGCTCCCATACCTCTTGCCTCACTTTCTTTAGCACCAATAAGTTTACCAGCACC